TTTTGAGATAGATAGGGACAGCTCGATGGATTTTACCACCGAAGGTTCATTTGCGCTTCTCCCACCAAGGGAGCAACACAGTGCCATTACCACCGATTATGCTGAATCCGGCATCATCTACAAAGATGGTAGCGTAGGACTAGGCTTCGGTTGGGGTGGTGGACCCTTCTCAATTGAGAGGTCCCAAAGGATGGAACAAAGGAAGGCCGTCGTTGCAAAACGTACCGATCTCCCTAGTCATCCCTGGCTTTATGTTGACAACTATGTGAACCACTGGAAGTTCCATGTTAAGGATGGGTTCGTCTGGTCTCCGTCACCGGTCACCTACCGGTATCTTAACGGCGATTATAAGACGATCTACCCTGCTGAGGGGCACAAGTTGTACCTCTACAGTTTCATCCCTAGCACATCGGATCCTACAGCTGTGCTGTTCCCTGCTCCGCCCGAAGCTCTGCTTCTGGAGCTGTATGAGAAGGCCTTGAAAACCTTCACTACACAGATGCCAGAGGCAGTCGAGGGGTTTAACTTCCTCGCAGAGCTATCGCGCCTACACGAATTGATCCCTCGTGCGGCCGCGAGCATCACCGCAACGGTAGCCTCCGGATTCCTTAATTGGAACTTCGGGTGGGCACCATTTCTCAGTGACCTTCGCTCCATCGCAAACATACTGGGTACCGTCCAAAAACGGCTCCAGCATCTCCGCGACACATGGGGCAAGAAGCACCGTCTCTCATTCGTTCGCAAGAACTTTTGGGGGCCGCCTACAATCCCATACCTATGGGATATAGATCCTGAGCCGTACCACGTGGTGGTTGAGAGAACAGGTTACCAGTATGACTTCCGAGCACAGGCTTGGTTGACCCATCACTTGGAAGACCTCGACTCTGCTTTGACGGTATTTCGGGCGTTGGCAGTTAGCCTCGGCTTCGGAAATCCGCTGGGTGCAGTTTGGGAGGCTCTGCCTTTCAGCTTCATCCTGGATTGGCTGTTCGGGGTTGACTCTGTGTTATCTGGACTTTCCATCACCGACATTGCTGAAGGTGATTTCTGGGTCCGGAGGCCTACGTCGAGTGTCAAAATGGTTGGACACTTAGACATAGCACAGTACACGGTACGCTGGCCACAGCTGGCTCCTCCTCTGTTCGACTGGGTTTCCCCAGAGTTCAAAGGAAAAGCAACCGTAAGCCGATACACTCGTTGGAGTGGTCCTCCTGGAACTCGCGATTGGAGTGATCTGATCGACGGTTTCAGCGGCAAAGAGGCTAGCCTTTTGCTAGCCATTCTCGCTGGTACCTCTTACTAAGGGTACCTACCAGCTTTACTATAGATAGGAAGTGGACTTTATGCTAGCTAACACCATCGCGCTGACCCATCCAGGGTCGCCTGCTTCTACCGACTACGCTCTACTGACCCTCACCGGCGCGGAATCTGTTCGCGTCGCTGTGGGGACGTTCGATGCCGAGGAAGAGAAGCTCCGTATTCGGTCCAGCGAAGCTGGCAAGGCCGGTGCGGTCGTCTTTCGCCGAAATTTGGTCTTCAATCACATCTGGACTTTGGACGATGGTCAAGAGCGTTTCTGCTCCACCTCGTACACGATCTCGATGTCGAAGGCCCTCGGTACAGACGGCAACACCGTGGCTCACCGCCAGCTCGCTAGGCTGATCAGCCTGCTCCAGCCCAGTATTCTGGACTTGGACGATCTGACTCCTTCGACCAACTTCGCCGCGATTCTTCGCGGCGAGATCTAAGGTCTTGGGGGCTACGGGTTAGGTTACTTGCGATGATGCTCTGAGGAGTATTGACTAAGTGGCCAACACTGAAAAGCCTCAGCCTACTTTTTACGTAGGGGTTGCTTGTAGCATCCTGCGGGACGATCCCCTGTCTCTCACCACACCAAAGAACCTCGCTAAGGACTGCGCTGTGTTAAAGCAGCGTACCCGTTGCGAGGGCCTCTCCTTCCTGACGAAAACCCTTCCGCAGTTTGCGAAGGATGTACTTCAGGCTCTGGAAAGTGGCACCTCTCTACCGCGCACCAGCTTTAAGCTGGATGACGGCGGCCTGCCCCTGTTTATGGGGCAGTACCTAAAGGTGATCTTTGGCGATGGTTCGCCTGATCAGCAAGCCCAAGCACTGAAACATGTGCTTCAGGTTTGCCACCTGTGTTACAAACTCGAGTTAGATTTCGAGGACTGCGCTGTCGACAGAGTCCTAAAAAACTTTGTTGATACTGAAGTAGAACTCCAATCGCTTGAGCTAGTAGAAGGTCCGCTGCTTCGTGTAGCGTCAAGCCTTTTAAGCGATCTGCTCGAGGGTTTCGACCCTAAAGCAGTTAGCCCAAAACATGGGCCGGGTGCCGTGGCAACTGGTGAGAAGTTATCCCAAAAATGGAGCTTTAAAAGGCTTTATTCAGGGATTCACCAGATGTATCCCTACTACGAGTATTTTATCCCTCGTAGTAAAGAGTCAGTCGCGGATTCGAAGAGCTGGTACATGTCTCTGCAACGCCTTGACAAAGGGTGTGCAAAGGTTGTGTTAGTTCCGAAAGATTCGCGTGGCCCAAGACTTATTTCCATGGAGCCGCTGGAATATCAGTTCATCCAGCAGGGCCTTGGAAGTGGGTTAGTGTCCTGGGTGGAACGATCTCCCCTCACAAAGGGGCATGTGAACTTCACCGATCAGGGGGTCAACGCTACGCTGGCGAAAGAGTCCAGTGTGACGAGGGCATACGATACCCTTGATCTCAAGGATGCTTCCGACCGTGTCACTGTGCAATTGGTGAATCGCCTGCTACCTAGTAGGCTGACACCGTACTTCACATCTGTGCGCACGGATGCAACGCGACTGCCGACCGGGCAGGAGATTCCACTCGCAAAGTACGCCCCGATGGGGAGCGCCCTGTGCTTTCCCGTTTTGGCACTAACGGTTTGGAGTCTCTGCGTAGCAGCAATAATGCTGACAGGGATTACACGGGAGAATGCGCGAAAGCTTGTGTACGTCTACGGTGATGATCTGATTATCGCCAAGGGCTATAAGCAGGCATGCGTTGACGCGCTTGAGTCATGTGGCCTTCGGGTTAACGTGGCCAAGTGCTACAGCGAGAGTTACTTTCGCGAGTCGTGCGGCATGGACGCCTACCATGGCGTTCAAGTCACTCCGATCCGCCTGAGGAAGCTCTTTCCGCAGGGCCGGGAACGGGATTCACAGGCCTACGCAGCGTACGTTCAGTCCGTCAATGCTTTTAGACGGGCTGGATACAAGGGCGCGGGCCAGTTCATCTTGGACGCGGTAAGTAAGGTATACGGCCCCGTGCCTTTTGGGGTCGAACACAGTGCTTACCCGTGCCTCATAGAGTCCCACTTGTCTAACGCCATCCAGGCGAACAAGGCTGTTGGGATTCGTGTGAGGTGGAACGTGAAGCGGTCTGCTGTCGAAGTGCGGGTTTGGGAGCCTAAACAGCCCACCAAGAATACCGACTTTGACGGTTGGCGGCGGATGCTGCAATCCTTATTGCAGCGTCCTCTCGATCCGGCGAAAACGATCATCCGTGGTACCAGCATGCTGGTTAAACGGTGGAGGTCAGTAGCCTAGGCTACCTGGCAGAGAGACGCGACTAGACGGG